AGCTTTCTCAGGAGGCGCTACTGTGACCCCTTCCGGGAGGGCGGGCGCGGCCGACTCTTGTGGCGGGGCGTTCTGCGCCAGTAGATCCGCGATGAACGCATTGCGCGCGGCGACGTCGTTGAAGAACGCAAACCCCTCCAGCTGCTCCGATGAGAAAACATTGGAGAAACAGTAGTTCTTGCCGTCAAATTCAAGAAGCCAGCGCCCGACGCCGACCGCCGCTTTCACGGTACCAACCTTGATGAGCGCGCGGCCCGGGGTCTTCGGGTCTGGCGAGATGTGTGCGAATTTCATCCCCTGCATGGGTCTCTCCTGTGTGTTGACTTACGATCGAACCTGCGCAATCATAGCTGCTAGGAGTCCGAATGGCAAAATTCTGGAAAATCGGAAATCGCGATGACACGCTCCCGTACTTCGTGCAGGCGCCGAATCGCGAGATGGCGATCAAGGTTGTGGAGGACCTCATGGGTCCGCAGAACCCTTCTCGCCGGATAACGCAGGAGCTGGTAGCCTGTCCCGTTGGCTTCAAGGCCATCGGAGACGAGCCACAGATTCTCACGGAAACCGAAGAGGAATAAGCCATGCCGAATCCAGCAATCAGTAACGCCGAGTTGCAGGCCGCGGTGGACACCGTAGCGCAGCTTGGCGCCCAGACCGCGGCGGCCCTCGCCCTGAACTTAAATCGGGATACACTGCGCTCGCGGCTGCGTGAAGCTGATCGCCGCGGCATACGGCCGAAAGGACAGCTTGAACCCAAGGCGCGCATCGCGCAGCTGGAGAAGGACCTCAAGGCTGCATCGCGAGAACAGGCCGACACGGCCGCGATCAAAGAGCTTATAGGCACCAACCTACTGAAGCTCGACGAGCTCAAGATGCCCGCGTGGGTCGTCAAACCTGGCGCAGCCGCGTCTCCGGGGGTTCCAACCCTCCAGCTTTCAGACTTCCACTGGGGCGAACGCGTTTTCCCCAAGCAGGTAAACAATGTCAACGAATTCACCGTTGCGATCGCCAGAGACCGACTTAAGTACTGCGTGGAGACTGCTATCCACCTATGCCGAATTCTTGATCGCAACATGCGCTACCCCGGAATTGTTGTACCGCTCGGTGGCGACATGGTGTCTGGAGCGATCCATGAAGAGCTTCGGGCAAGCAACGAGATTCCTACAATGCCCACGGTGCTTGACCTCGTTGATAATCTCGTGCCAGCAATCCGCACCCTTGCAGATACGTTCGGGGCGGTTTTCCTGCCCTGTGTGTCAGGAAATCATGGCCGAGACACGATGAAGGTCTACGCGAAGGGCCGCAACCATACGTCCTTCGACTGGCTTCTCTACCAGTTCCTCGCCCGCGCGCTGTCACACGACAAGCGCATCACCTTCTACATCCCCGAAGGCTCGGACGCGCACTACCGCATCTACAGTCACAAGTACCTGCTGACTCACGGAGACCAATTCCGCGGCGGCGACGGCATGATTGGATGCCTCGGACCCATCATGCGCGGCGACCACAAGAAGCGCGGCCGCAGCGCCCAGATAGGCATGGAGTACGACACCATGGTCATCGGGCACTGGCACCAGCGCATCGCGCTCTCGAAGCTGATTGTCAACAGCTGTCTGAAGGGATACGATGAGTACGCCTTCACCAACAACTTCTCTTTCGAACAGCCCTCGCAGAATATGTGGATCACGAATCCCCGATACGGCATCACCTACTCGATGCCCGTCTACGTGGACCCGGGCCACAAGGTGAAGGCGCAGGACTGGGTCTCAGTACCCAAAGGGAACCTGACATGACCGAGAAGTCCGACTACCCGGTGCTGGATGAGTGCTTCAAGCAGATCGCAGCCGACCGCGATAAGGTCACCGCGTTCTACGACGTGCGCTACGTGTTCGCTTCCTACGTCGAAGTCCTGGCGGCCTTGACGGCCGCCATGCTCAAGAACAAGATCTACTCGCGCGAGTACATGGAGGAGATGCTCATGAGCATGGTGGAAGACGCGCTCACGCGCGAATCGAAGACCGAATGCATCCGACACTGCGGCTCTGAGGCGATTGTGGGAGGCAAGCAATGATTTCCGACAACGCCGTCGTTCACCCCGGCGGGTGCAGATGCGCCTCGTGCCTGAGCCTGCCGGCTTGGCTCAAGATGCAGTCCCAGCAGAATGCGCATGCCGGTCAAGCCACCAGCCCAGGCCAGCCCACAGCGGCAATGAATGACGCCAACCCCAAGACGCTTACCGGGGCGCTGAAGGTGCCCGTGTTCACCGTCGTGCCGCCCGCCTCCATCATCGGCGAGGCCGAGGCCATGCGCTACGGCGCGTTCGAGGCGCCGCGGATCGACGGCAGCAAGGGCTACGGTCCGTTCAACTGGCGCGATCAGAAGATCGAAGCCATGACATACATTGACGCGAACCAGCGCCACATCATGGCTTGGGTGGACGGCGAGGAGCTCGCGCCCGACAGCCTGGTGCACCATCTCAAGCACGCCAAGGCGTCCCTCGGCATCTTGATCGACGCCATCGAGCACAGCATGTGGATCGACAACCGCCCGAAAGTGCGCCAGCAGGTGGCCTCCACCATGCTTGAGCGCGGGAAGAGAAAATGAGCATCAGTCTTTCGCCAATTCTTGATGAGGTCAAGAACGAAGCCCTGGGTGCCGGTCGCATTTGGCCGGCGTTTAACTCAGCGCACGAGGGTTTTTCCGTCCTCGCTGAAGAGGTCGACGAGCTCTGGGCCTGGGTGAAGACCAATCAGAAGCGCCGGGACATTGCCGCCATGCGCAAGGAAGCCATTCAGGTGGCCGCGATGGCTGTACGTTTCGTGGCCGATATCTGCAACGAGGAGCGGGGTCGCAAGTGATCATTCCTTTCGCCGAGTTCTGCGTTACCTGTTGCTTGGGTAACGGCCGGGTCTTCTACAACACCTTCCACGAAGCGAGCCGAGAGCAGATCACCAGCCTCGTGCGACACATGGAAGCGCTCGACGCCCGCAACCTTTACGTACACCGACTCAACTTACACTGGTTTGGAACTCACGGAATAGGAGACTCAATTGACTACTGAACAGGCTCTTGTATTGACGGATCGCGAGAAGGCCGTCAACGTGGCATGCAATCTCGTGCTTGCAGGGAAGATTGACAGCACTGCACTGATTCCGACGGCGGGAGACATCCTGGCGTTCTATGAGAACAGGTCGGCGGAGACTGCCGCCCCAAAAGCGAAGGCGCCCCGCGCCCCAAAACCTGTTGCTACGACCGCCGCCCCTGCCACGTCAGATGCCCAGGCCCCAGCTACCGAGGCGACCGTAGCGACTGCAACATCCCCTTCTGAGCCGGCTGCCAAGCCCACGGCCAAGAAGCTGACGATCGACGACATCCGTCTCGCGCTCACGCAGCTGCAGACTCGAAAGGGCAGCAAGGAAGTCCCGCAAAAGATCCTCGAGAGCTTCTCGCCCACGAAGGTCACCGGCGGAGTCAAGGAAGAGGACTACGCCAAGCTGATCGCAGCATGCGCGGCGGCCTAAAAACCAGACGCTGGTACCTGCAATGGGGCCGACGCCGGCTAGGCGTCGGCACCAGCAGGGTGCACATCGGCGGGGAGCCGTACCTCGACAGGTTCATCCTGTTCTTGGGCGGCCCCACGCTGCGCATCCACCGCTTCTGGCGGGGCGACGACGACCGCGCCTCGCACACGCATCCCTTTTGGTTCGTGACCCTGCCGCTGAGCTTCTACATCGAAGAGGTCTACTCCCACGGCGTGCCGGTGGACGTGCGCCCCGTGTGGCGCCTGAGTTTCCGCTCGGCGACATTCGAGCACAAAGTCATCTGGCTCTCCCGGCTGCCGCTGTGGACAATCGTGCTCACGGGCACCTACTCCGACGACTGGGGCTTCTACCCCGAACCAGGCAAGTACGTGCCCAATCAGGAATACCACTCATGACCGTTGAGATCTTTGATTGCGTTCAAGGCACCCCCGAGTGGTACGCCTGCCGCCTTGGCATCCCCACGGCGAGCGAGTTCCACTCCGTGCTCGCCAAGGGCGAGGGGAAGACGCGCCGCACGTACATGTACAAGCTGATCGGGGAGCGCCTCACGGGTGAGTCGCAGGACACCTTCAGCACCGTGCACACCGAGCGCGGCAAAATCATGGAGGCCGAGGCCCGCGGCCTCGTGCTCTTCGACTACCCCGACGTGCATCTCGTCGGCTTCATCCGTCGCGCATTCAGCGAAGGCTATGTGGGCTGCAGCCCTGATGCGCTCATTGGCGAGGATGGAATGCTCGAGATTAAGACGAAGCTGCCGCACCTGCAGATCGCGGTGCTGCGTGAAGATCGCCTGCCGCCGGAGCATGTTGCCCAGTGCCAGGGCGCCTTGTGGGTTTCTGGTCGCAAGTGGATTGACTTCGTGTCATACTGGCCCGGCCTTCCGCTCTTCAAGAAGCGCGTGCTGCCCGACCCCGAGTACTTTAAAGCGCTCGAGGCTGGAATCACGGCGTTCCACCTAGAGATGACGGATGTGCAGAAAGGGTTGGCGGCAATGATGCCGGCGACCCGCGTTGTAAAGAAACCCGCACAGATTCTTGCCGAGACTGAGTTTTCGAGTTTAGATCTAACCGAATAGTACTATCCAGGAGTTACAAAATGGCCGGAAAGAGAACTGAGACACCGACAAGCGAGACGCTGCGCTTCTACTGCCGCACTCGCTTCCTGAAGATCGATGTGCCGAAGCCCTTCGAAGAGGGCGCGGATCCACGCTGGGAAGCCGTGTTCGTGCTCGACCCCTCGGACGCCAAGGGACAGGCGGGCATCCAGCTCGTCCTCTCGACCGCTGCGAAGCTGGCGAAAGAGACCTACGGCGCGACGCCGCTCGCGATCAAGAAGCTCGCCGCGAAGTTCATCCCTGGCACCAAGCAGGTCGACCTCAACGACCCGGCCAACGCGGATGACGGCGTCAAGGTCGCATTCTTCGATGGCGACACCAAGCAGGACTACGCTGGGTACCCCGGCATGTTCATCATCCCTGCGCACAACTCGAAGCTGAAGCCGGCAGTTGCCAACCGCAAGGGCCTCACCGTTCAGGTGGGCGAGCCGCAGTACCCGTACGACGGGTGCTACGCGATCGGCAGCATCACGATCTGGATCCAGGTCGGCCAGACGCAGCAGAAGTACGGCAAGCG